GTGCCATGTCATTTGTAATTTCTTTGTCCAGTTCAGCGACATACCCTTCTGTCTCAAAGAGATGGTATAGTCTTTCCTGTTCATTGTGGAGGGTGACAGGGACTGATATAAATTGTGGCTCGAGTAATTCGGCCAACTCTTCTTCGCGGGTTCGTCTAAGATACACTGGGAATAGTAAGTCATGCAATAGCTCCGTATTCTTAGCTCCCTTTACAATCTTCACGCGCGGATTATAATAAGGAGAATCGTAATCGACGAAACAGTTAAACCAACGCCAGTAACTTGTATACAGCTCAGGGCGAAGGACTGACATGAGGTGCCATAGATCAGCGGGTGTTCGCTCAAGAGGAGTGCCAGTAAGAAGGAAGACGTAACTAGAGCGAGCCATAAGACTAGCAGCACGACGAGATCTCTTGGCTTTGCGGTTCTTAATGAGGTGTGCTTCATCCCCAATCACCACTTTCCAGGGCTTTATAATAGTCTTCGGACTGAACGTACTTAGTGCTTCCCAGTTTGTAATGACTACAAGATTTTGTCCAAACTCCCGAAGACTGAGGAAATCCGATTCCCGTTTTTTACCACTGCGAAGTATGATCGGTTGTAGCCGTGTCCAGCGAAGGACTTCACTTGCGATTTGGTCCATAAGTGCGGACTTGGCAAGTATGAGAATGGGAGCACCTTGTGCCGCGGACTCAGCTGCAATGAGCGCTTGACAAGTCTTCCCAAGGCCAAGGTCGTCGCTAAGAAGGACACGCTTTTGAGCAAGGAGGAATCGAATCCCCCGTACCTGGTACTCACGGAGGTACAAGTCGTCAGGACCAGTAAAATGAACCGTGTCCTCCGGGAGGACGTCTCTCTCGAGAGTTTCGACAGCACTTTGATGTAGCGTAGCCTCGTCGGCGGTAAATTGGAATGCCGTGTGATCGAGGTCATCGAAATGTTCGAGGGCGAATCGGAATGAGGGAGGATATTCATAGTACCCTTTCACTAAGGTATTATCGGGCTCTGCTAAGTAGCTGTATCCACGACCTTCGTATTTAGTGTGCGTTTTGAAGAACCCACTCTGGTACTCAATCATTCCAGTGCTCCCTTACTTCGGGTAGGCGGTGAATTTGGAGGGCATGTAATGCGTGGCGTATTGCATCGCGTGTATGTTTGTTCTGCACATAGTATTCGTAACTTCTTAACTTGTCATCTGTCCAAATAGATTTACCTACCGCAGGAGTTTGTACAATTGTCGTAGTATCTGTAAGTTCCGTCCACAAGTCAATGACCCCGATGACTTTGACAGTGAAGAAGTCAGAACCAATTTGGGATTGCGCTCGATGGCTATGGAGATTAAATCCTTCGTAGACGACGAGTATATCCTCATCGCCGGCTCCGTAATCTTCCAAAATCTCCCAGACCTCTGGTAACTGATTAAGAACTCCGAAGTTTGCAAGAAGCGGCATCTCCTTTTCTATGTGGTCTAATACTGCGTATCCGATCGTCTCCCCTGGATCAAAACTTAGTACGTTCATAGGGCTCCTTAAGGAATGTCAATGTCTAAACCTGCATCTACTGCAGCACGCAAGTCAACGAAATATAAACGAAGGCTTCGATTAAAGTTCGTCATGGCTTGCTTCGCTTCGATAATATAACCTCCCATCTGCTCTACGAGCTGCTTCTCGATCATGCTTTTAGTAGGTACATCTCGCCTAAGATGCATTTGTTGTTTCGCCCACCAATCATATGCCGTTGGAAGATGAAAAGCAGCAGCTGGTCCATCTCGTTCAGGCATATAGCGGTATATCACCTCCGATCTAGTTCCTTCAACTTTGGCCGTAACTATATGGTTCATAACAGACTCGACAAGACTATCTACGCCGAGACTGGTTCTACCGACTTTAACATTTACGAGTTCTGCCATCTCACTTTCGAAGTACGTTTTGACTGCATCCGCACTTACGTGGAATACGTGTACGCCTAGCTTCTCTTCGATGAACATAAGCCCCATAAGTACTATGGCTTGATTGTTAAGTATACGTTCTGGTATATCTCGCCCGTAAGTTTGTTGCATGATTGCGTATGCACGATTGAATAATTCGAAAACTTCTGCTGAATCCATCTTGAGTGCTTCGATGACGATAGCGGTACCTGCCCTGCGAAGTTCTTGGTCATCGAGACTGAGAAGGGCACCTCGATGCGAACTGATGTCACGAACGTCGAGGTAAACCGATATAATTCGTTCTTGAAGTGCCGGGTCACTAATGTTGTCCTCTCCGTCAATGCACATTGGCGTTGACAAGTTATATGTCTGAGTCGTTAAGTCAGGCCTTCCGCGTGCTTCAAGACCGAAGTCGTATGCAGATCGTAGAAGACTAAAGAAGCGACTCTTACTGCGTTGACTGCTTTCACGGAATTCTGTAAGACAAACCGGAACAGTAGTAGTACTTCCTAATAGCGTCATTAGAACAAACGGCGTCGAGTTCGCCTGCCAAGTGAGGGGGGTGCTGTAGCCGCTGAGGGGTTGAAAGACTTTCGTAATAACAGTAGTCTTACCAGCTCCACGCGTTCCGTATACGAGTAGGTGCGGAAAGCGTATCCCGAGATCCTCAAGTAATGGCTTGAAGTTGCAAGCGGCGAACCAACCAAGGAGTGGCGCCATAACTTGAGGTTCATTAGTATCACGGATAGATTCAAATACATTCTTTAGCTCCCTAGGGCTTAAGGGCTCTCTCGCAAAATCGTGTTCGATTGTAGGATGTTCGTGTCCTGGTTCCACATATACAATATCCGTGCTTTCACTTAGATCCGTGTTAAATACGCCTCGAGAAGTAACATATACATCATGTTCAGCTTGAATATGCCGCCCTAATTGTGTGGCTACATGAATTAGAGGGTATCCCAACTCTCGCCACTCCTCGAAAAGAAATGCGCGTAATTTTCGTGTGAGTCCATCAGTCCCGTACCATACAATTCCAGCTGACGGAAGATGCATACTTAAAGCATCTGATTTGGTTAATACTTTTGTCGGAAGTGCAAAGTTAGCAAGCACTACGTGGCCGTCTCGCCTAGCATTTACAATGAACGTATCTCCGTCCACACTCTCTTGTACGGCTACAATGTCAAAAACAAAAGTGCTAAGGTCTGTAATTTGATCTTTCTGAATGCGCACGTATCGATCGTCAAGTTTGATAATCTCACCTACCGGTCTTCCTTGCTGTGGCATAATGTCGCCTGCAACTGCGGAGCTCACAGAAGGGGTTGGGGTTGGGGTCCCTCCAAGCTTAGCATACGCATTCATGATCGTCGTAGTTAAATAATTGGGATTTTCTCGAGCTTTCTCTCCTATTGGAAGAGCCATGAAGATAGTTTCAATAGTCTGTTGCGATATGCCAAATGTTATAAGCTGGTTAATAATACGCCAGTCGTGTTCACTTCGTTCGCCTTGTGGTTTCTTGGTATAGAGCGCTCCAATAACGTCATCAGGCAGAAGTTGAAATTTAACGATGTCGTTGAGGGAATATACGTAGCCCGAATCAACAATAAGCGTTACTGGAAGTGGAGGTTCGTACTTATGATTAAGTGTTCCTGGAACGCGGAGAAAATGCATTGGCTCAGCACAAGCGGTGTCGCCATCGAGAAGCTGGGCAGTGTTGCGGAGATGTTCGCGAAGTACTTCTTTGTTGGTTACCGGACTGTCGAGCATCCAATATAGATGTTGACCTCGACCAGATGCTACGACATATGAAGGCGGTGGCATGCGCAAAGCAAGTGCCATCGGTTTGTCGAGATCTACCCATAGAATACTACTACTAATAAATTGTCCATCTTGGTCGCGTGCAGCACATCCATAATAGACGTCAAACTTCTTTTTCGAGTATTCTTTTGCCCAGTCGTGCAATCGATTGAATTGTTTGCCCTGTTTAGTGAGTACTCTACCTGTCTCTCGATGCCGCATACGGAGTATGATTAGCTGGCCGTCGAGCATTTCTTTATTAAGCATTTTGAGCTCCTTAGTAAGTTATGCCAAAAAATTATTGCTCTCATTATAATTATAACATAAGGATGAAAAAATTGCCAGTGAGGCCATTAACGGAAAAAGATCTCGCACAAACATTAAACGACAGGTTGACCTGGACTAAGCTGCGGGTGGGCCATGTCCAAAGCTGTTTGTATTATATATTATTATTATTATTATTATGAATTATTATATATATATATACAGATTTCAATTTTATTAAAGCGTTTTTAAATCGTTGTTAATATTTAATGTGTAAGTATAGCTGTAAGTGTGTTTTGCTGTATGAGAGATATAGCGAGAATCGCCCAAATTTCCGATAGGTGCTGACGCTTGCTTTCTTTTGAATTCTGTAGTATAATTATATAATAAGGAGCAGCTCTTTTCTATGTATGCCTTTCAAACAGTGTGCACTGCCTAGAATTAGGCTATATGCTATGGTATCAGCAATGTCCAACGACGGCTACGAAAATTTGTGGCGTACTATCAATAATATAGATGTTCGTGTCGCTGTTTTAGAAGATAGATGGACGGACCTGAGGCAGCGTCAGTCACAGATCCCTACTTGGGTTTGGCTGTCTATTACTGTGTTGTTGACTCTCGGTATGTGGCTAGCAGATAGGGTTATACTACATGTCCCCTAATGGATGGTTGTTCGTTACTTGGCTTATTATTACCCTTATATTTACTTCTTCCGCTATACGCGCTTTTGGCTCATGGTCACATCTACGTGACACCATGATTTTGTTTCAAGCTATCTCCGCATCAACCTTAGCAATAACCACAGCTTCGTATGCTCTTATTCGCACCTCTCTTCTGTCGGTGGACATGGCAGTTGCATGCGTTGGAGTAGGTCGAGTGCTAATTGCTACCTCAGCTATTTTTGGTTTGTTAGCTATCAATACTTATGCGGCTAGTAATAATGGGCATCGAGCTGCTATTGATCGTTGGCGTGAACCTTTGGAAAGGTATTTTAGGAAGGTAGCCGTTCCATGGAACGAGAACCATTAGTTAAAGCTACCGGTGCCGCAGGGCTCGTAGTTTTATTTCTTAATGCACTCTTAGCTCTTTCTGTTGTGATGGGCTGGTGGACCTTAACAGATCAGCAGGTTGCCGCTTGGACTTTAGTTATTGACTTAGGCGTCTCTCTTGCGGTTATGGCCACAGGTATATTGTTTGCTCGTAGCAAAGTTACGCCTAATAGTGATCCTAGAACAAATGATGGTACAAGATTGGTTCCCTATCGTGACTGAGCCCTTAACTGTCGACGACGCTATTCTTAAGCTGTCAGAACTTGCTGGCTATTCCTTCGCTGACTTTTTAACTGTCAACGAAGATGGACTCCCCCAATTGGATTTCGAAACAGCCGCTTCAGCAGGTGCACTTCAAGTAGTTAAGAAGTTTACCGTAGATCGTTATGGTAAAGTTACAATTGAGCTTTATTCTGTACTCGACATCTTGCAAATGATTTTGCGCGTTTTTGGCAAAATAAGTGCTACCGCTTCTGGTATTGAAGGTGCCGGTGGTATCGGAGATTTGAGCTCTTTCACTGCAGATGACTTAGTTGCTATTGCCCGTAAATTTGAGGCTACCTTTGACATAGACGAAGACGAAGACGGTGACGATGACGGAGACGAATCAGCAGAATCAGATTGACCAGTGGATGCTCTGTTCAACGAGTCCAATCTACTTTACGCATAACTACGTTTCTATCTATGAAGCCTCTTCTGGTTCCTGGATTCCTTTTAAGTTATGGCCTGAGCAAGCTTCTACTTTGACATTGCTTAACAATTCGCAGCTTACCATTATACTTAAAGCTCGCCAACTTGGATGCACTTGGCTATGTCTTGCTTATGCTCTTTGGATGATGCTCTTCCGCCCTGCAGCTGATGTACTTTTATTTTCACGGAGAGATGATGAAGCCGTCCACTTGCTCGACGAGCGCCTCAAAGGAATGTATAGACGCCTACCCGAATGGATGCGAGCCCGCCGTACGCCTGTCAATAATAACCATATGTTCTCCCTCAGTAACGGCTCAATCGCCAGAGCGTTCCCCACTAACGCCGGAGACTCTTATACGGCAGGCCTTGCCATTGTCGATGAGGCAGACCTTGTCCCAGATCTCAATCGATTACTTCGGAGTGTAAAGCCAACCATTGACACGGGCGGTAAGATGGTCCTCCTCTCTCGTGCCGATAAAGAGACTCCTCAGTCAGAATTCAAGCGCATATTTAGATCCTCTCAGCAAGGAGCTGGTCCATGGGCAAACGTCTTCCTCCCTTGGTATGTAAGGCCAGAGAGGGACATGGACTGGTATCAGGAGCAGAAAGAAGACGTTTTAGCTAGGACAGGGACGTTAGATGACCTGTATGAACAATACCCGGCAACTGTCGATGAGGCTTTGGCACTTAAAGAAATGGATCGAAGGATCCCAACAGAGTGGTTGAGGGCCGTATATGTCCCCATACCCTCCCCCTGTGAAACAGCCGCGGAGGTGGCGGAATTACTCGCGCCTGAGAATTTAGCCGGGCGGGACAGAGAAGCATTAGCAGACTACACAGCCTCGCGTGAATCTGTTTCCTCGAGCTCCTGGCAGAATCATGTGAGGCTGTATAAACCTCCTGCGGCTGGCCACATATATGTTATGGGGGCTGATCCTGCAGAAGGCAATCCTACTAGTGACGATAGTTGTGCGCATGTATTAGATTTAATCACGGGCGAAGAAGTACTGATACTTGTGGGAAAGATTCAGCCGGAACAATTTGCTCAGTATGTCTATGACATCGGCCAAATTTATTTTAACGCCTCAGTCCTTTGCGAACGAAATAATCATGGCCATGCCTGCATACAGAAGTTCCGCCAACTGGGGCAACCTCTTCTTAGCGGAACCGATCAGAAGCCGGGTTGGCTCACCACCAAGCTATCGAAGGCGTTACTATATAATACGGCTGTTGAATATATCCGCGTACAAGACGCTCAAATTCACGATTCAGATACTTTCTACCAGCTAAGTAGCTTGAGCGGAGAAACTCTTTCGGCGCCTAAGGATGAAAAAGATGACTTTGCGGTTAGCTTTGCTCTTGGGCTTATGGCGAGAAGTTTACGCGCGCAAGCTACGCCTGTATTTGTAATGGCTGGTAATGAACTTTATAGAACTCAGGAGAGAGCTCGTGAGCGTATTAGGTAAAGCTTATAGCTGGGTAAGGGAAATAATCGGGGCCACTCCTAGTTTTCAGTATGAAGTACTGCGTAGCATGAGTAAGCCGTATACTCTTGATTGGTCGCGGATGGATTATGCATTTTATGACAAGCTGCGACATGGCAAGGCAGCAGGATATACTTTAGGCAGTCTATTCTGTCAGCGCATTGAGAATATATTTGCTTCGTGGGTCTTTGGCGGTGGTGTGGTTGTTAAGACACGTAAGGCACATGCATATACGGATGAGAAGTTAGCCGAGTTTATTGACAATGTTCTTGACGATGGTCTTATACAAGTTTATGAAGATTCGATGGGTTTGGGCGATCAGTGGATAGTTATGAATGCTGATGGCACTCTTTCTATTCCTAGTCCTGATACTGTAGTACCTGAATATGATCCCATTGACTATCGCAAGCTGGCGAAAGTTATAATTACGACTAAGACTAAAGAGTTGGTAATTGAAGATGAGTATACGGAAATTTCTCGTATTATTCGCATAACGACTAGGGTGCCTGGGCCGACTCTTGATATAATGCCGCGGCAGCAAACGCAAGAATTCTACTATGCTAATTTGTTTGGTCAGATTCCTATTGTGCATGTTCCATTTAGAAAGGGGCGCAATGAGGTTTATGGTAGAAGCGTACATGAGCAGCTCCTGAATCTCTACTCACAGTATGACGACATCATCTATAAGCAAATGGACGGAGCGAAGTTACTTGGCAATCCGATCCCCGCGTTTACAGGCTTGGAAGACGTTTCAAAAGTGTACGATGCAAATAGACCGTCAGAGGAAGAGACGTACACTGACAAGGACGGAAACACGGTTACACGGAAACAGATACAGCTCGACCAGAACTCTCTTATGCTCGTTGGAAAAGGCGGAGACTTCAAATTCGTGGGTGCTGCTGTCGGATTCAGTGATGATACCCGCAATGCCCTCAAATCTTTATTTCTCTTACTCCTCGACCACACCGGAATACCAGAATTTCTCTGGGGTAACGAACTCTCATCAGCCCGTGCTTCATCAGAGACACAACTTACGCAGTGGATCCATGACATAGGAGGACGACAACATAGTTGTTCTCTTTGGCTAAGAGAATTATGCACTTTATATTTGACGGCCTTGAAGATTATAGATCGTCGTGTCATTGTTGATGAATTGTCAGTTACCTGGCCTCCTCTTACTGTGCCTGATCAAAATATGGAACTTAAGCGGATTCAGTTTGCTAAGCATAACAACTTAATTACGGCGGAAACGTCACTACGGCTTCTTCAACTTGTGGATGATCCTGCTGCTGAAGCCGCTGCTGCGGAAATAGAAGCTCAAGAACGTGCGCAAGCTCTTGCGGATACTATGGGGCAAGAAAAGGATCCAACTGAAACTGGTGGGCAGCTAAGCCCTAACGCGAGCCCTAACCAAGCCCGCAATGAGACTACGGGAGAGTAAGTCATGACACGGCGTACTATGATTAATTTGGCGGATGAATCTGTAGTTGGTAGCGCTAATCCGTTACCTGTCACTGGATCATTTA